TGAGACAGCTTCTGTGGGTAGGATCAGCTCCATCAGTATGGAGTCAAAAGTCAAGCCTGAGCAGGTTGGGCCTCAAGTCATCTTTCCAGTTAAGGAGGGTGACTTTACTGGTCTTCATACCTTTATTACTACTGACCGTACCGTTGGCATTAACTTGGGTCAAACGGCAGTTATTACAGAGACTGTACCAAAATACATCCCTAAAAATATCGACAGTTTAGCTGTAAGCCGTACTGATCAGTACCTTGTTGCACTTAGTAATGACGATAAAAACGCACTTTATGTGTATCAATTCTTTTGGGAAGCTTCTGGCGGTTCTCTGACTAACAGACAGAACGCTTGGTCTAAATGGACGTTCCCTAACAAAGAACTCCACTGGTGCGATTTTGTTGAAGGTACTCTTTATACTTTGACTGAGTACGACAACGACGGTACTGCTGAGTATTACCTTGAGGGCATTAACGCTTCTCGACCGCCTCAAGAACCTACTAGCTTGTTTCTGCTAGATCGGCAGCTGTCCAGCTCTATTACTACCAACGCTGGTGCTGTCACGTTTACCTACAACGCACAAACAAACAAAACTACCGTAAACCTGCCGTATCGCACTGTTAACGCAAGTCAATTTGTTGTTATTAAAGTCGATGCAAGCGATGCAAACGAAGCTGAAAAGCGTTGGATCGTGGCTAATAATGTTCCGGCTGACGTTACTAGTTTCGTATGCGATAGCCTTGGGGATTTTTCAAGCAGCTCTTGGGTCTTTGGTGAAAAGTATACGTTCACTTTCCGACCTCCGCAGCTCATGCCTTACAGCCGAACTGCTACTGACAATACTTTTATTGGCAATCGTACTGGCAGGCTTCAGCTTAGATATTTGGATATCTACTACAACGATGCCCGCTACTTCACAGTAGAAGTTACGCCAAAACACCGTGACAAGATTACTTACGAGTTTGACCGTCGTGATCCGCTAAACGGAAACATTGTTATTGGTGAGGAAGAGGCGTTTGAACAAGCGAAGTTTCGGTCTTATATCCAAAGCAAAAACGACCAAGTTACAGTAGAAATAGTCAACGATAGCATTGATCAATCCAAGTTCATTGCTATGGAATGGACTGGTTTGTATTTTGATGTTGCGAGGAAGTACGGCTAATGGCTAAACAAAACTCTCTTGAAAGCATGCTGGCTAGTCCTGGTGCTGGAGCTGCCTTTACATTTGCTACGCAGCTTGGTCAAACAATGGCTAAAAAAGGCGCAGCAGATATTGAAAACTGGCGCAAGTGGGAATCAGACACTGTTCGAGCCTATCGAAAAGCTGCTGATGTTAATAGGCAAAATTATCGAGCTTACAAGGTTGACCTTCAAAACTGGTTTAGCAAATCTCAATATGTAGAAGAGCTTCGTCAATACGAGGAACTCAAAGCTAAGCAAGCAGCTGAGATTAAAACAGAAACTTCTATTGCTGCTACTCGTGATCTTGGTAGAAAACTTGCTTCTATTGAAGCCCGCTTTTACGAGCAAGAGGCAGCAGACGAGGTTCAACTAGACACTATTCGTCTACAGTCAATTGCTAACTCAGTTAAAAAGGTAGCTAGCGGTCAAGTAGGACGCACCGTAGAAAACATTAGAAACACCGCTAACCAGCAGTACCTGCAAAACGCTAGCAACCGTCTAATTACTCGTCAGTACAGGATTGCTGATAAACTTGACGCTGGTAGGGCTTTCTCTATTGAAGCTCAAAACAAAACAAATTCTGTACGTCTTTACAACCCAAGACCTTATGCTGATCCTGTTAAGCCTATGGCACCTTTGGCTGCTCAAGTTTACGGGCCTAGCAAACCAAGTAAAGCTCGGGGTCTGACTTTAGGCGACGTAACAAACGCTGCCGCAACAGCAATTGGTGAATATAAATCTATGCTGCCTCCTTCTACTGAAAAAAGTGGATCAGGAAGTGATCAGCAAGAAACTACTGAACAAACCGAAACACAGCCATGACCAGCAGCTTTAACATCCAGCCCCAGCGTCAGCTGCGAGATACGTTTGAGCAGCCTGAACAACGTGCAGAGATTGCTCCACCAGCTCAACCAGAGCAGGTTTCTCAACAACGTGGTGGTCAGCTTCTAGATTTTACTAGCTACCAACCTGATCTAGAGTTACAAGACAAGGTAAACAGCATTGCAAACCTTGTAGAGACCGGTCAAGGTCTCATGCGGCAGAACGTCAAAGACCAAGCCGAAAAGGTTGGGTTTCAAGTAGATAAGCTGTTTGATCAAATCAGTCAATACCAGTTAGACACGGTTGAACTGGGTGAAACGGCACGTCAACTCCGTAAAAAGGGTAGGCCAGACCTTGCTGAGCAGGTAATCAGCACTAACCCTTGGTTTAAGTTTCACTATTACAACAAGAAAGCAGAGACTGCTGCTACTAAATCCGTTGTCAACCTTAACGACTATGTAACTAATAACATGGGGCGTCTTCAGCAGATTGAAGACCCAACAGAAGTTACAGCTGAGCTGGTTAAACAAAACCAAAACTACCTAAAACAGAACTACCCTGACATCCCTGATCGGATGTACTCCGGTTTGGTTGCACCAGCTTTGGCAAAAGCAATGCCACTGCTGCAGCAAAACATTGCTGAAAAGCGTGCTGAGTACAACGTAACGCTGCTTAACGCAGCAGCAAACGAAACACTTGATGGTGGTGTTGCTGCTTGGATGAGTGGTAAGGCTCCAGGTAAACTTGCTGAAAACCTTCGCAAAGCTCAGTTTGAGTACATGGCTACAGGTAAAACTGCTATTGAGTTTGCTGAAAATATTCGTACTCCGTTTCTCACTAATCTCCAATTTGATGTTAATAAAAACGGTGTAAACGATTTTAAAGAAAACCCACAATTAAACGGCTTGTTGTTAAAAGAGCTTAGTGGGTTTGACCTGGGAGATGGTCAAGGAATGCTGCTTGATTACAAGGACTCAGAAAGCGGCAAAACAATGCGTCAAATTATTAGAGAAAACAGAGACGCAATTGAAGCTCAAATAGTTAATGAAGAATCTATTGCAGATAAAAGGAATAGCCTTGAATACAACAGAACCCGTCGTGCCCTTCAAACAGCTTTGTCGCTTATTGCTGAAGGAGATGGAAATGGTGACAGCTTTGTTCGTGGTCTTAAATTAGGACAAGTTAATACTGTTCCTGGTGTTGATGAAAACGGACAACCAACAGAAGTAGAACTATTTATTCCTAGAACCTTTAGCCGTCAAGGGTTACAAAAACTTTACACAGAATCCCTGGCAGTGCCTGACCCACTGCAGCTTGCAAACGATAAAGCTGCTTTTACGTTGGCTTTGGGTCAAAAAGATGAAGCAACGCAAAACGACATTTTAAATAAGTATCCTCAAGGTAGTACAGCTTTTAACAGCCTTTTAGGTTTACGAGAAAAATCACTTGTAAAAGCAGCTCAGTTTGAAACAGAGATTAGTAACACTACTAACGCTGTTGTTGTTGAAGCACTAGCAAACCTTAACGCAGCCAAAGAAGAAGCTTTAAAAGCTAATGCTCAAGATGAGGTAAAACGTAAGCAAGTTCAAGAACGTTACGACAACGTTTACAGGGATAAATTTAAAAATGAAGCAAAGGGAAGAGCTGAAGCATTTATTGAATTTAAAATGCAAGATGCTACTCTTGCTGATTTACAGAATAAAGAGTGGTGGGCTGAACTTGAACAAGATCTAAAAAACGATTTAAAGCAAAACGAACAATTTAGTACGGACATTTTTAACCTTGAAGATCCAAATCAAAACACTTTTGACAATGCTGATGAGCTTGCGGTTACTACCCGCCTTGCAGATGGAGCTGGGTCTGTCAAAAAAGCAACTATTATCTACACTCCGCAAGAGTTTCTTGTAAAAAACCGCAATAAAGACGGATTTAAAACTTACTACACGCGGGAGCCTATGGTAAGTAAGAGCACTTTTGATGAAGTAGTTGGTCGAATTCAGCACACTAATGCTCCAGAGTTAAGTGATAAAGCAAATAATGAGTTGAAAAATGCTATGACTATTTTTCAACAAATGCAACCAGAAGGAACACTTTCTCAGTTAATTCAAGCTCAAAGCGAAGCACCAGTATTTAATGTCAAATTGGTAAATGATGAAAAATTCAGTAATGCTATAAAAGCGCTTGAAGAACCTATAAGTAAATTGTCAATACCAACAACACAAACTAATTCAACAAGGGCAGTCCGTACTCACGGTCATCCTAATTATGGTCAAAGGGCTTATGGAGCAGTTGACTTTTATCTTGAAAGTAAAGATAACTCAGGTAATAACGACGTAAATTTTGTAGCTCCTACAAACGTTAAGGTTGTTGGTATTCACCAAAATTACGGTTCAACTGGATACGGAAATTACATTGATGTTGAGGTTCTAACTCCTTTTGGGTCTAACCTAGAATCGAAGCACAATTTAAACAAAGGGGATGTTATTCGCATTGCTCATGCTCGTAGCGGTCACACCGACAGCCCTTGGCCTGTTCAAGTCGGAGACGTTATTTCCGCTGGAAACCCTCTTGGTCGTCAACACACTGTAAATTCCTACAAAACCAATGTAGACGGCGGTACTGGTATGCACCTTCACGTTGAACTTCGTCGCGGCGGATCAAATATAAATCAATTAGACATGGTTACTATTTTCGATACTATTCTTCAAACTGGACTTGCTGACTGATGCCTTATTTTCTTATCCCTGATCAGGGTTACCAGTACTTCGATACAGAAGACGAGTACAACAAACAGCTAACAGACAAAGGACTCACAAGTCCTTACAAAAGCCAGGCACAGCCTGAAGTTTCAGCTGAGCAGCAGCCTGAAGAGCAGCCACAGCCTGAACAAGAGGTAAAAGGGCCTGACTGGTGGGAAAACACCGTTGAGTTTGCTAAGGAAGCGCTGAGAGTGCCTGTATCCATGGGCGTTCAAATCCTTGAAGACGCTACCGAAGGCTTTCAACAGCAAGTCCAAACAACGCCTACAAGCCAAGCTCAGGTAGGAATGGCTGCTGCTTTTGGTGGTGACCCTACAGCAGCCTATATGGGTCAACTGCTGGCAAGACAGCAAGCAGCTCCTGAATCGCTTGAAACTGTTGAAACACGTAAAGGTAAGGCTCCTCGTTTTGTTGCAGAAGAACTAGAAGAAACAGATGTAGGCGCTCAATACGCTGCTTTAGGTCTCCAACTGCCTACTGAAGAAGGCATCGTCAAACCCCTTGGTATGGGCAGCGATACGCCTATTGTTGGGCCTCTTGCAAAAGGTGGTGCAATTTATGAAGCTACTAATCCTAAAACTGAGCTAGGACGTGGCGTTTCAGATGTAGGTACAATTATCCTGCAAAGTATGCTGTTCCCTAACGCTACAGGGGTTAGCAGCGCAAGCGTCAAGATTCGTGGCGCTGAAACCGCTATTAAAAGGGCAGCTTTGCGTCCTAACGCAGCTAATTTGCGACAAGCTGGAGTAGTTGTTGCTAAACGGCTTGGCCTTGATCTTCCTCAAGATGCCGTTGAAGAACTGCTGTTAGGTTCAACTGTTCGTCTTGATGCTGCTGCAGAAGCACAAGTAGGTAAAGCACTAGATCAAATTAGTACTGAAGACAGAGACGATTTGTTAAAAGAGCTTCTTGCTACTACAGACGCTGAAGAAGATTACTACGCAAAACGTGCTCAAACCTTTTTAGGCGGCATGTTGGGTACAGCTGTTTTCCGTGGCTCCTTGTCGCTAGTAAAGAACGCTCTCAAACGTAGAGCTATTCGAGAGCTTTCTAATAGCAAAACTTTGAGCCGTCAAGAAGCTGCAACGCTGAAAGAAAAGCAAATCAAACTTGAAGCTGAAGAGCAGAAAGTTTTAGCAGAAGTCGAGGCAGAAGCTGCGGATCGCAACCAACGCGCTGTTATTGAAACAGTTTCTAACACCACTCGTAGTTACAACCATGAGTACGAGAAAAGTCTTACAAAATTAAACGAGAATGCGTCAGGTCTGATGCGTGCTCAAGATGCAATTCTTGGTACTAGCCAAGAGGCTATTGGTTTTGGCCGTAGAAGCATTGAACTTGGTGCAGAGGCTGATGTTGACCTAAAAGAAATTGAAAACCTTACAAAGCTTGCAAAGGCCCGTCAAGGTGCTATTCGTGAGATGGATCGAGCTGCAAAAGCAGATCCTAGTTATCTGAAAAAAGCTAAGAACAAAACACGTTACAACCGCTATAAAAAGCAGCAAGCTGAGTATGAAACTCGTATTAAAGAGCTAGAAGAAAGCACTTATGGTCGTCTTGAAGAAGTAGAGAGCATTGAACAGCGCGAGATGATGTCTGGCGAGCAGATGGATTCTATGCTTGCTGCTCAGCGTATGGGTAGGGAAACCTTCCAAAACAACATCAATACCTTTATTGAGCGTATTAACAAGCTTGAAGAGCAGTTTGACGTTAACAATCAGCAAGTCCCTGCTGAAGCTCGTGGTGATCTAAATTATCGTGCAAGCGTTTCTCGTTTGCGTCAGGCTGTCAAACGTTATCAAGAGCTGCTGCCTAAAGCCGTTGAGGGCGTTGACGATCCCACTATTGATCTAGCCAAGATTAAAAACGAAAGACAGTTGCTGGAGACTATTCAAGAGCTGTTTAACGAGCTTCCTAACGCTAGTTCGATTAACAAGGTTGAACTAAAACCAGAAGTCGTACAAGAGGCTGTCAAGCGGCTGCAAGCTGAGACAGCACCAAAAACTGAGGCAGCTGAAGAGCCAGCTAAAACTGTACAGGCTGAGGTTGTTGAAGATCCCTGGAAAACCAGTCAACAAGTTCCTCTTCGCCAGCTGGCTGATACAAACGAAGCAGAAATCCGTCCTGGTGAAAACCCCAACATTAAAACTGGTTTTACTGAGCAACCTGCTGTTACTAAGGAAGTAGAAGCCCGTCGAGCAGAGACAGAGCTTTACGGAGAGGAGCCTGTTGATATTGAAGGCATGGCTCGAGACGTTTCTAAAGCTACTGAGCAGGAAGCTGTAGACGAGTTTTGGGGTAACTTTGCTCAAGAGTACGGACGTAACGATACTGGTTGGGGTGCTCGTGCTGACCGTTCTCTGGTTAGAGCTGTTAACGGTACTAGTAACTCAGCAGAGCGCATGATGAAGCTTCTTAGCGATAAGAAGTTTGAAAAGATGCCTCAAAGCGCTCTTCCTGATGCTTTGCGAGCAATGGGTCCATATATGGATGCGTTGTCTAATGCTGAAAACCAGGGGTTTGGTTTCCTTGCTGATTTCTTGCAGAAGCGAGCTCTCAAGAGTCAGAAACTGTTGAAAGCTCTTCCAGAAGCAATCAAATACTCTTTTGCTACTGGTTTAAATATCGGTGTAACTGCTGATCGTCTTTACACTGCCAGTAAAAAGACTCAACAGTTTCTTGAGGCTGGTATGTCTGATGGTCGAACCTATCGGCTGCACGTAGCTCAACAAGCAAAAGAAGCTCTCATGCTTTACCAAGCTTTGGGAGATTTTATGCAATACCGAAACAACGCTGGTACTTTTCTGGCTTCCTTTAAAGGTAAGTATCGGATGTACCTTGCTCAACAATTGAAAAAAGTAAGAGGAAAAAAAGTTACAACCGCTGAACTAGAAAAAGATCTTGAAAAATTTGCAACAGCTGCTAACGAAGAGTTTTTAAATAAAATTGCAGTAATAAAAGAAGGTTTAGACGAATACATTGGTCTTCCTTCTAACCTGCAACACGTTGAAGAAATTCTTGCAAAAGCATCTGACCCTGATCAAGTTCTTGATGCTTCTGAAGAGGCCGTATTCAAAGAGCTAACCAATAACCTTATCTTTGCTTCTGCTAACCCGCATTTGCTTGGTTCTAAGCCTTTAGAAGGTGATGGAATTTTGGTCAGGACTCTACGTTCTGGTGGTTTGACCAGCCTTTCTACTCAATTTATTCAGCCAGTACAGGCTGGAGTTACAAGTGCAGGCGACTTTACGCAAAAGTTAATTGCTGGTCCATCCATGCAACTCAGCAACTTTGTACGCACAACTCTTGGCGGTAAAGCTGACAAAGAGGCACAGCTAGAGGCTTCTAGGCAAACAAGGCTTGCTGGAAAAATGTTCCATACGTTCCTTGGAACAATTGGTGCAGCAGCTGATAACGCACGAACCATGCGGATGTTTGGTCGTAGCACCGTTAACGACGCTGTTACTACTTCTAAATTTGGGCGTCAAATGATGTCTGATCCTTTGAGGGAAGCTCAGATGATCAAAGATCTTAACAGCAAAGAACCAGAAAACAATACTGTTTATAAGGCGCTTATTAAGGCATTTGGCGAAGAAGAAGGTCAACGTAAATACAACTATTTAAAAGTAGACGCTAAAAACTTTAACGATCTGTTTTTCTTAGGTTCAGCTGATCAAGCTCTCCGTGCTGACGGAAACTTAACAGCTGGAGCTGCTTCTAGTTTCTTTAACAAAGCGTCTTTACAAGGCTTAGGCCAAGTTGGATTGCAAAAACTTAACGAAGTTACTAAAGGTAGGTCTTTCCTTAGCCCTTATAAATCCAAATATACGGGTGGTGAAAAGGTTGGCGGCAACATTGGCTTTGCTGGAGCTGAATGGGCAACTGAATACATTTCTAGTATTTATGCTCAGGTTTACGCAAAGGCCGCGGCTATGGATGATGTAGCTGCAATGACGACTGAAGAAGGTGTAGCTAAGTACGTTCAAGGTTCTCCTGCATTTGACCTTGCTGTTCAAAAACAGTTCTTTACGCACTACACCGAACCTGTTTTTGCAGGTATTGGTGATGATATGCAGGAGATTGGTTACGCAATTAAAAACCAAGAAGCCATTGATCTTGCAAAATACACTGACATGCAAGAAGAGTTCGTTGAAGGCACCATTAAAGGTGACATTGGACGAGCCTTTACAGCTTTTGGTGCTGGTAATTACAAGCTCTTTTCAGCAATTATTTCGCCTTACGTTAAGGCACCTTTGAACGCAGTTGCTCGCTTTGTCTACTACCAACCAACTGCTGGTCCTGTACCTTTAGGAGCTGCTGTTGAAACAGTTGAATCTGCTTGGCACCACATTGGTAAACGAATTGCGATGGGTGCAAGGAAAAAAGGCACAACTCAATACGAAGCTTGGAAACGTAGTGAGCGTAAAATTCTTGGATTCCAATCTCAACTTAGTCATCCAGACGCTTTTGTTCGTCAACGAGCTAACTCTAGTTTGATACTGGCTACAACTGTTAACACCGGTTTGTTAGCGCTTGTAATGAACAACGATGTTGAAATTACTGGCGGACAAAAAGGCACGTATAGAAACGCTTTGTATGCAGAAATCCCTGCTTATCACATTAAATTAGGCGGCCAATGGATGCCGTATCGGTACATTCCTTTTGTTGGAGAACTGTTAAGTTATAGCGCCAACATGCGGGACTACATTCGTAGCGAAAACATTAGCGATTCTCAACATGTTTTTGGTGCTGGAGTTACAGCTACAGCAATGACTATTCTTGATAACCCGGCTATTCAAGGGCTAGACACAATTATTTCTGCAACTCAGGATCCTCACAAAGCAGAATCTTTAATGCTTCAATTCGTTGAAAAGGTTACTAATGGACAACTTATTGGTCTAAGAAAATTTGCTCTTACAACTGTTGGACCAGACGTTTATCAAACAAAACGGATTATTACTGGTTCTAGGGCTGGGATGCTTGACACTACACCAATTACAGAAGAAGCATTAACTCCTCAAGAAATAGAAGAAATGCAAAAACTGCAGTATATGGAAAAGTTACATCTTGCTGCTGATGGACTTAGTGGTTATGGTGAAAAAATGGCTACTTTTGGTCTTGGTGTTGGTAGCAAAATTGCAGACACTATGGGTCTAACTTCAATAGTTGAGTACTTAGATGAGCAGATAAGCCCAGATGAGGTTACAGAAGGCGATTACCGTGTAGCACACTGGTACAAGCCTGAAGATGTTACCTATCCTGGAGTAAGAGAGCGTACGTTCTTTAGTTCTGTGGCTGGTAAGGTTGTTCCTTTCCCAGCTCAAGCAGATACTGTAGATAACGAACTGTTCCTAAACGGAGTTCGGCCACCAGAACAGGTGTTTAGGAAGTTTGGTATCCTTGCAAATGAGGTTGCTCTAAACCGTTTTAGGCGTTTCCTTGGCAGCGAATACAAACATCAAACTTTTGATGAAAACGGTAATCCTGTTGAATACAGTGTTTATGAAATGTTTGACCGCGTAATTAGCGGTAAACAAACTGTAGATGGTACTACTTATGACAATCTTCCTGATGATTACAAGGTTGCTCTAAATCTCAACGCAATTCAACGTCCTCCAGTGTTTTCAAACATTGATTCTCTTACTAAACGAGAGGCATTAGAAGATCTTAAACAAGAGATGATTGCACAGGCTCGAGTAGAATTTTTGAGTGGAACTAGAAGTGTTCGGATGCCGGACGGTTCTATTGATGAAGTTCCGGCTAAATTTGCAGCTCCTGCTGATATGCAGGAAGAATATCAAAATTACAAGACCAAGCTCAAAGAACGCTCTTAATTCAATGGCATTTGCATCAATCACCTACACCAACGCTAGCGGTACTACGTTTGCCCTGACAAACAGCGATGGCAATGCCATTGAGTACCTGCGTCAATCTGACATTAGTGTCACTGTTAACGGCACTCTTCAAACTATTACTACTAATTACACCTTTAATACTGCTGGAACGTCAATTGTTCTTAACAATGCAGTTAGTAGCGCAACCGTAGTTTTGTCTCGTACAACGAGTATTGCAGACGCTACTGTTAGCTTTACCCCTGGTTCAACCCTTACAGCAGCTGATTTAAACAACTCAGACAAACAGAATAGATTCTCGCTACAAGAGTTTTCTGACAGTTTTGGTGGTTTGTCCTCTGGTACTGGTGACCTGAGTGCTCTTGCTGGCTTTATTGGCGGTAGTGAGACGTGGACTTCTGACGATGCTCACGCTGCTACTACAGCTGGTATTGACGCTCGTATTGATACCGTACTAACTACCGATGTTAGTGGTGGTGACGGTGTAACCATTGTTGATAACTCGCCTGGTGCTGGTCAAATTCGCGTTGACCTAGATGCAGACATTGCAACGCTACGGAATATGCAGACTGGTGCTGCTACTCAGCTTGCTGCTCTTACTAGTACTGAACTAGCAATTCTTGACGGGGCTACTGTTACTACTGACGAGCTAAACCGAGTTGACGCTACTTCTAGTATTCAAACGCAGCTTGATGCTAGGCAACCTCTTGATGCAGAGCTGACAGAACTAGCCACGATGGGGGCTACTACTGCTGCTGCACTGGCTGATTTAACTGAAGCTGAAGTACAAATTCTTGATGGCGCAACGGTCACTACTAATGAGCTAAACCAGCTTGACGGTAACAGCCTTACTACTACGTTTGACAGTAGTTCTAATACAGAGTTTCCAAGCGCAAGTGCCATTAACACTCACGTAGTCGGTTTGATGGACTCGTTGGGTGGTTTTGTTGCTATTGCAAACGATCAAAGCTTCCCAACAACCAACCCAGACCCCTCGGATAACGCTGGTACGGTTGTAAGTGTTGCTGATGCTGGTGGGCTTGTTATTAACGGTAGTGGCACGTCAACCACTGGTAGGACCACTGGTAGTGCCACCGTCACAATTACTGGTTTTCCTGCCAGTATGAACAGCACTACTGTTCAAGACGGTCTTGGTTTGCAAGTTCAAACCACTACTACCCTTAACACTTATACGTATCACAAGCTGATTGCTCGTGAAGACGATATTATCCAGCTGTCGGATGATATTAACGATTTTAACGAGCGTTATCGTCCTGCTCGTGCAACTGACTACACCACAGACAACGATACTGGTGACCTGTACTTCAACACTACTAACAACATTTTACGTGTTTTTGACGGCTCTAATTTTATTAATGGTGTTGCTAACACTGCTGCTCAAGTCACCAACGTAGCTGCAGGAAACATTGCTGCTACTGACGTTCAAGCAGCTATTAACGAGCTTGATACTGAAAAACTAGCTAATAACGTTTCAGCAACAAATCGGATTCTTGGTCGTAGTACTGCTGGTGCTGGTGTAGTAGAAGAAATTGCTTGTACTGCTGCTGGTAGGGCACTGATTGACGATGCTGATGCAGCTGCTCAACGCACTACTCTTGGCCTTGTAATTGGTACTAATGTTCAAGCGTTTGACGCTGATAACGCCGTTACAGACGCAAACCAAACGTTTACAGCGTCACAACGGGGCACTATTACTGCCGTAACTGTTGCTGCTGGTGACACTACTGAGCAACTTAATTTCAATACTACTAACAACTGGGCTTTGACCCTTAACAACACTGCAAGCTGTGAGCTGCAAAACCCAACCAACATTACTGCTGGTCAAAGTGGTTCTATCTTTATTATTCAAGACGCGACTGGTTCAAGGGTTTTGACTTACGGAAATGCGTGGGATTTTATTGGAGGAACACCTCCTACTCTGTCTACTGCTGCTAACGCTGTTGATCGTATTGATTATGTTGTACGTAGCGGAACCTCTATCCACGCTGTCTTTACCGCTAACTACTCATGAGCATTCTTTTTAATAATCCACTGCTTGGCGCTAGCGGTCAGGGGCCGTCTGCAGACCTTGGCGACACTATTGAGCAGAGTTTGCGTTTTAGAGGCGGCATAAGCGGCAGTGGCAATGGCGGTATGTTGTCAAAAACTATTACAACATCTTCTACAACTGCAGCTTTAACTATTTCTTTTTGGGTAAAACTTGGCAGTATTCCCTCTGGATATAGCCGCTTTATATTTTCTAGCGGCACTGCTGGTAGTGCTTCGGGAAACATTAGCTACGATATGGCAAGCGATGAAGCGAGTATAAGATTTCAAGATACTTCAAGTTTTACAGCGTTTAGAACGCAAAAGCTAAGAGATTTTTCTGCTTGGTATCACATCGTTTACAGGTTTGATGCTGCTAATCAATTTGTCAAAGTCTATGTAAATGGCAGTGAACATTCGAGCACTTCTATAGCTACAAGCGCCAGAACTTCTTATGGAGCAACTTCGCCAATGCAGATTGGCAGATACGCGGATAGTAGTTATGTAAACAATTATTGGGATGGTTATTTAGCAGAGTGGAACATGCTTTTTGGCACCAGCCTTGGTCCAGATAGTTTTGGTCGAACTAATGATGATGGCGTTTGGGTGCCTAAATCTTTAAGCGATTTGACATCTAACCAATATGGCGCTCTCGGCAATCGCCTTGTTTTTGATTCCAGCGCTGGGCTTGGTGATGATACGGCGCCCACAGGCGGTACTCATGCAAGCGCCAATGACTTCACCGCAAGTGGTTTTGACACCGCTAATATTGCATCCTATGCAGGCACAATTTTTACCGATCATGTAAACACTGGAGCAAGCGCTACACCCAACACAAGCAGCACTGCTTCAACTTTTACCAATGCTTTCACGAATGCGTTTGATGGCAGTACATCAACTCGTATTTATACAAGCGGTGCAGGTTCTTGGATCATATTTAGACCATCTTCTGCCATTCCAATGTCAACCGGTTTACGCATTTGGGCTGAAGGTGCTTACGTTAATCAGGTTTGGTTAAATGGTTCAAACAGCAGCTTTACTTCAACTGGCACTACTACTTGGCAAACCATCCCTATTGGCAGTGAAACTCAAATAACAAACATTGCAATTCAAGGTACACCGTCTCCCGCAGCGGGTGCGACTTTGTTTGCCATTGAAGTAGACGGCACAATCCTTGTACATAACATCGAAAACGACGTTGATTACAACGATACTCCAACGAGTAACTATGCGACGTTAAATCCTTTAAGCCCATCTGCGGGAACACTTAGCGAGGCAAATTTACACGCTACTTCTTCATCAGTCGGCAGTACACCAAACGTGCCAGCCACTATTCGTAATGTTACTTCTGGCGACTGGTACTTTGAATTTGATGGCAGCAATGGTAATACCAACTTTGGCATTGTGCCTGGTGATGATGTTAATTATCCGTTGGGTGATCCAAGGGGTAATGGCACTCCTGCTATTTGGTTTGGACCAAACACCGTTTTCAGCGGAATCAGCGGCGTGAGCGCTATGTCCTTGTCACCTTCGGTGACTTTTACAGACTTCATAATGGCAATGCGCGTAAACATTGACAATGAGGAGGTTACATTTTATGGCGAAGGCACTGACCAAGGCACATACACTTTTGCTCAATTAAATACAAACCTTCAAGTTAATTTAGCTAATCAACCCCTCAGCTTTTTTGCTACACCTATTTTGTCAAATGAAAAGGTTAATTATGGACAACGACCTTTTGTATATCGCCCGTCTGGTTTAACAGATACAGGTAATTTGCAAATTAACAACCTGCCTGAGCCAACGATTAAAAAAGGCAATAAACATTTTGGTGTGTTAACTTACACAGTCCCTGCTAGTCCATCTTTCCCAATTACTATCAATGGAAGCGGCGGTAACAACGGGACTGGCGAGTTAGATTTTAATGGCAGCCCAGATATGGTCTGGATCAAGATGACAAACGGGGCAACTGAGGGCGTTATTATTGATTCAAACCGTGGGGCGGGTCAATATTTGGAGCCTCGGAGCAGCGGCGGCAAAACTGACATCACTAATTTTGCTTTTGCGACTAATGGTTTTACTTTAAGCGCTCAAAGCGAACAACTTTATCAACAAAATGACAGCTATGTTGCTTGGTGCTGGAAAGCAGGTGGCACTGCTACAAACATTGCCGTGAACTCTATTACAGCAAGCACACCTTCCATTGCTTCTAGTGTCAGCGCTAACACTGATGCTGGGTTTAGTATTGTTTCTTACACTGGTAACAGCACTCTTGGAGCAACCATTGGCCACGGTTTAAGTTCTCCGCCTGAATGGATATTAGTTAAAAACAGAGACAGCTCGGCAGATTGGGCTGTTTATCATAAGTATGTAGACGCTACGGCTCCTGAAGATAAATATATGGCTCTCAATACCAACGATGGAATTGCTGATGCAGTTGACCGCTGGAATGACACGGCGCCAACTTCTAGCGTATTCTCAGTAGGCGATGCCATACAAACAAACGGCTCTAACGATATGATTGCCTACTGCTGGCACTCTGTGGAAGGGTTTTCAAAATTTGGTTCGTACGAAGGCAACGGTAATGTTGATGGTCCATTTATTTATACAGGATTTAGACCAGCTTTCGTTATGATTAAAAACATCGACGCAGCTTATGAATGGATGATGTACGACACAGCGCGAAATCCTAACAATCCATCAACTAATTTTTTGACTGCTAATGAAACTGCAGCTGAGCAAACTAATAGGGTTATTGACATCTTGTCAAATGGTTTTAAGTGTCGAGATAATTCAAATCAGTTAAATAAATCTAGCCATACCTTTGTCTACATGGCCTTTGCTGAAAATCCATTCGGGGGCGAAAACGCTCCACCCGCAACCGCACGTTAAACACCATGCCTTACATGCTTGATGGCCGCAAACTGCGGCAAGGACGATCTTTTACTGACAAGAACGGGACTCAATACCCGTCTAATTGGCTCAAACTTTCTTCTAACGAAGATAAAGCGCGAGTTGGCATTACTTACAAGCCTGACCCTGCACCGTTTGATTCTCGGTATTACTACAGCGCAGGCAATCCGCGCCCTGTTGCTGATGGCACCGATGACGATGGCAATGAGTACACAGGATTGAAAACCAACTTTGCAAAAGAGCAGAAGACCGTTGCCGGTCAAATGCTTTCTAACACCGATTGGTACGTTACTCGCAAAGCTGAAACTGGTGTTGATGTCCCTGCTGATGTCAGCACTTACCGAGCAGCCGTTAGAACCGTCTGTAACGCTCGTGAAGTAGAGATTACCTCTGTAACTACTACTGAAGAGCTAGAAGCCCTTATGAAGGCTCCTACACAGGTTTATGATCAAGATACTGACACTATGGTTGTCAATCCTAAACCGTACCTTACTCCTTGGCCCGAGTTAGACCAATGAAACTAATGTTGCTTGCTAGTCTTCTTTTTATTAACAATCACACAGATTGGGAGATGACTTGCAAGCAATATAATGAAGCTGTAGACGTTTTGTACGCGGATCCGTTTTTTGCTCGACCAGAAAACCATCGAGACAGATTACGGATTCATGAAAAATTTAAGTTACATACGTCTAAAAATTGTCTCAACCTTTTGACTTAATTACCATGCCTGGATATTACGGAAAAACTGGGTCAAAGAAACCTAAAAAATCTGGATCTAAAAAATGTAGTGACTGTAGTATGAAGAAAGGGTACAAAACTAAAAATGGCTAAAAAAGGTAAAAAAGGCCCGTGTTGGAAGGGTTATGAAATGGTTGGTATGAAAAAGAAAGGCGGTAAGCCTGTACCCAATTGTGTCCCTAAAAAATGAAAAAGAAAGGCTACAAAATGCGCGGGTCTGTACAAGTTGCAGGTTCTCCCGGTTACCGCATGAGCGAGGATCAGATTCAAGATCGCCTGTACCGCTACGGCATGGATAACACTCCTGCTGGTACTCAGATCAAAAAGAACATGCAAAAAATTAGGTCAAAGTACAAGATTTAACATGGACCCGTCCTTCGTCCTATCTCTATTCCTTGGCGTCAGTGGTATAGGTGGCGGAGCTTTTGCTTACATTAGTAAGCGGTTTGACTCGATGGATACCCGTTTAGACGGCATAGAAACCACGCTTCACAAAGATTTTGTGAGGAAGGATGAGTTGGTTCCTATGATGAACAAGCTGGAACAACAGGTTCAGCGCATTGATGAAAAACTCGATCGGATCTTGCTCAATGGCCGACATCTCTCTTCGTGATGTTGCGAAGTACTACAACGAAAAGCCACACCAAAACGACGCTCTAGATTTCCTGCAAGACCACACATCGCCTGGTGTACTGGCTAAATTTGCTGACCTTTGGCGTTCTGGTCCTAAGCAAACCCCTGTTCGACTGGAGCATCAAGTCACAGGTTTAATGCTGGCCAAACTAACTGGTCACGATGAGGAAGCTTTTGATTATCGGTTTCTAGATGATATGCAGGCGTTGTTTAACGCCACAGGTTTTAGTGAAAGTTTGGTTGCAAGGCAGATGCTTGTAGCACAGATGGCACACGAAAGTGCCGGTTTCGTTTATATGAAAGAGATAGATTCTGGAGAATACCTAAATGGTCGAAATGATCTTGGGAATGTTTATTCTGGTGACGGCCCTAAGTTTCGTGGTTGTGGCCCTATTCAGCTAACTGGACGTGCAAATCACCAGGCGTTTAGTGATTGGATGACTGAGCGTGGTACGCCAGATCCAAAAATTATGGAGATAGGCACAGACTATACCGCTGATAAATATCCGTTTCTCTGTGCTTACAAGTGGATTACAGATAACGATTACTTCAGCGTTTGTAGGAATGGTGATGTTTACGCCGCTACACGACGGTTAAACGGCGGTCTAAACGGTATTGACGATCGTGTTTATTATTGGGAACGAGCACAGCTTTGCATCTTTTAACTATGGATTTCTCTGACCCTACTGTTGTGGCCGCTCTTTGGTCACTTGCTTTTGTTGTATCCGAATTGATCGGTGCATCCAAACTAAAAGAAAACGGTCTCGTACAATTGGGATTGAAAGCGTTCAAGGTACTTTATGGCAGCTTCTCCAAAAAAATCTCTAAATAAATCCGAAGGTCTTGCATCTGAGGACGATTTGTATAGCTTGCACCGTTTGGTTGCAATGAAGCTAATTGATCAACTTAACCGTGAAGATGTAAAAGCATCTGACCTGGCTAACGCAATTAAGTTTCTAAAAGACCAGGGTATTACTGCTCTTAACGGTGGTGATGTCTCTGCTATTTCTGAAATGATTTCTGCACTTCCAGATGTGGACTTGAAGAAAGTTAGGTCTTATATTGGTGCTTAGGAACCCTGTTTCCTATATGTATCAAATGAAGCCCCCGGTATGGTGATTTACTCGCCTGCTGGGGGTTTTGTGTATATGACCCCCGATGGCGCTATGGCCAATCTCCAGTCTTTACAACGTCGAGAGGCAGTTAAATTATGGAAACAAGGAATCAAAGATGCCTTTCAAAACAGATGTGCATATTGCGGAGTACAAGCTGAAACACTGACTCTTGATCACATCAGACCACGTTGTAAAGGTGGCGGAGATGTTGCAACCAACCTTGTGCCAGCTTGTCAATGTTGCAACCAAGATAAAGGAAGTCAACAATGGCAGCTATGGTACAGAGATCACGAAAGCTATTCAGCAACTAGAGAATGGAAGATTACGAAGTGGATGTCCCTCCTGCCCCCCTCCTTGAGTTATCAATGGAGCAGCAACTGCGCCTAGAGCGTATGAAGCGGGAGCTGCCTGATGTCCCTAGAGAAGAGCTACAGGAATTGGCGCTAGAGTTCGTCAAAATGACTTTGGTGTTGCAAAACAACCTAAGTCACGTAATTAAGTGGGCAGGCCGTGCCAAGAAAAAACCTACAGACTGAAAAGATAATTAAGGAAGCTGTAGCTAGTTTTCCAGTCTTTGCTACACACCTCTGGCACTACCTGCGGCTTCCTAGTCCTACTCCAGTCCAATATCAACTAGCTGACTACCTGCAGCACGGTCCTGATCGCCGCATCATCATGGCGTACCGTGGCTGCGGTAAATCGTTCCTAACAGCTGGTTACGTGCTGTGGAGACTGCGTAGAGACCCAGACACAAAGGTGTTGGTGATCTCTGCAGCACAAGACCGTGCAGACGCGTTCTCAGTGTTTTGCCACGACTTGCTGCGTAACTGGTTCATGGTCAAAGACCTGTTTCCTAGCGATACCCAACGCTTCTCAAAGGTTGCGTTTGATGTCTACGGAGCAAAGCCTGACCAGAGCCCGTCAGTGCGCTCTAGCGGCATCTTTGGCCAGATCACTGGTTCTCGTGCAGATCTAATTGTTGCTGATGACGTAGAGACCCCGCAGTCGTGCGAAACGCAACTGATTCGAGACAAACTGCGGGAATCAATCAAAGAGTTTGACTCGGTGATTAAGCCTGGTGGTGAGATTGTGTTTCTCGGTACTCCACACACGCAAGATTCGATTTACGCAAAGCTA